AGAGATAGCAAAGTAATAGCCAAGGCATCTAGAGCTCCTTATTTTCCTTTGACTATAAAAAAAGGAAAGGGAGCCATATTTGAGGATTTAGATGGGAATAAATATATAGATTTTTTTAGTAGTGCCGCTGTGCTAAATACAGGACATGCACATCCAAAAGTAATAGCGGCAATAAAAGATCAATTAAGTAAAAACGATACATCAAGTGCAGAAGTTATGAGAACAAGGGTTATTGCACCAACTAGGACAAATAAACAAGCTAAAGAGGTTTTAGATGCAAGTAACCAAGCGATTTCAAGCCAAATAAAAGCTATATATTGAGGTGATATATGTGGGAATAATTAACATAAATAAATATTTGATACCTTATAGTTTTACGATTAAACTTAGTGGTTTTACATACACAATCTCGCTTAAATATAATGTCCTGTTTGATTTTTTTACAGCTTCTTTGAGTTTGGGAGATAAGACCTTGGTTGAAAATGAAAAACTTGTTTTAGGACAATTCCTCTTTAGAGAACAAGGTGAGGACGTGGATCATAATATAAATTCCGATTTCCCACAAGAACTTTTATATGTAGGAAGCGAAGATACTACAATAGAGCGTGTAACATGGGACAATTTTGGGGATACAGTGTTTTTGTATTATGTCGAAAGAGACGAGGTGGCTTAAATGTCAGTTTCGTTTGGAAGGAAAGCAGAGATTATAGTCGCAGGAAGAAATTTCATATTTCCACAGTTATATCTTGAATTTAATGTAAAATTTGATGCTGATAGTGTCCCCGACGAATTTACAGTAGATTTATATAATTTGGCAGATGATACTATGGAAGCCATACAACGAAGTCAAGGTATCACGATAAATGCTGGATATGGTGAAGATATGGGAACTTTAACACAAGGGATTATAACAACTGTAAGTTCTGAAAAGTCTGGAATGGATAGAGTTTTCCATATAAAGGGACTAAATATAACAAGCCAGTACTTGAAAGTAAAATTGAACAAAAGCTATGCAGAGAATACAACAGCTACATTTATTATGAAGGATTTAGCTAATTCATTAGGGATTAGATTTGACATACTTTCTGTAAAACAAGATGTAATTTACCCTAGAGGATATTATGCAAATGGTACATTTCAAGATATAATTGCCGATCTTGTAGATGATTGCAATAGTTTGTTTATAGTAAGCGGAGCAAGTCTTGTAGTTATACCTGGATGGTCTGGATATACATATGGATATTTAATAGATGCTGAACATGGGCTTATAAGTGTAGAGGATATAGATAGAAATGATACACCTGCTAAATATAAAATAAAATGTCTTCTGACACACGGGATACAAGCATATGCATTTTTGGATTTAAGATCGGAGAAAGTGAGTGGGCGTATGTTAGTGGCAGAAGGACAACACTCTCTTAGCG